GGGCTTACTCCCCCTTATCGGCTTTTTTTATTTATGGCGCTACTCGATCTAAATGGTGTTCCCGCCACAAATCCAGTCCTCAACGATTCGGACAAGTCCGAGTATTATAATCCAAGCGCGGACGAAAAGAAAGATATTGATTTACTATTTAAGGCGCTTGGTGAGGGGAAACAGTTTCGGTCCAAATACGATAAGCATTGGGATAAGTGGGAGCGATATTACGACGGCGACCAGTGGGAAGTAAAAAGGGCCGAAGGAAAAAGCATGCCGGTCGTGAACGTTATCCGGCAGACAATTCAATCAATGATTCCTATTCTCACCGATGCTCAACCGGGCTTTGACATCAATGCCAAAGCCCCGCAAGATTATGAATTCGCCGATATTCTTTCCGACATTATTCATTACTGGTGGACGTATCGCGGGATGAATATGACCCTGGTCGATACGATTACTCAGTGCATGTTTTATCATTGTGGTATCCAAAAGGTAATATGGGATGACGAACTTGAAAACGGCTTGGGAGATGTTCGTGTTGACGATCTTGACCCGCGCGACGTTTGGGTTCCTAAAGATACTATTGATTTTAATAAAAATTGTCGGTGGGTTATCCATCGAATGTGTAAGCCTCTGGGTGAACTTAGACGCTTATTCCCGGACAAAGCAGAACAGATTAAGGCAACTGGCGAGGATAAAAACAAGGCCGAAAAGCAGACAAATTCTTACGATGGACAAATAATGGTCGTTTCTCCTATTGACAAAAAGGAGAAAAACATACCACAGCAACCCGGATACGGCTATGATGATTCTCGCGTTGTGGAATTTTATGAAATGTGGCTGCAAGACTCGACGCTTATTCAAATTGAACAAGAGAGTAAAGAGCATCCTGGAGAAATGGAAACTGTGCAGCAAAAGCGGTATCCGCACGGAAAAATAATTACCGTGACCAATGATCGGGTGTTGCTACAATCAGCCGAAAGTCCTCGCAAAGATGGGCGCTTCCCCTTTGTGCGATACGTTGACATGCAAAGGCCTGGGAAATTTTACGGCGACGGAGAGATCGGGCAACTATATGAACCTCAAAAAATGCTCAATAAAACCGTGGCGGTTATTTTTGATTGTCTTAATATGATGGGAAATCCTACATGGATTTGTGATACGAATAGCGGTGTTGACCCTGATTTAATCACGAATACTATTGGGCAAGTGATTATGAAAACGACTGGCAGTGAAGTGCGTCGCGACGAGGCCCCCACAATTCCGGCGTATATTTTTCAGTTTTATAGCGAAATGCAAAAAATGATCGACCAGGTTTCCGGCATGCACGATATCACGCAGGGCCGTAAACCGATGGGGGTCACTGCGGCAAAGGCCATTGAAACACTACAAGAAGCGGCACAAACAAGAATACGGCTCAAAGAGCGAAATCTTGGTGGTTCTTTGGTTCAACTGGGGTATTTAGTGGTTAATACCATGATGCAATACTATGTTAAACCTCGTGTTGCAAAGTTGGCGCAAAAAGGACAATGGCCTCAGTTTTTGGAGTTTTATTTCAAGTCGCCCGATGAAACCTCGTATTCAATGGCGACGAAATATCATACATTTTACGAAAACAATCGAAAATATATCGCTGAACAGGATTGGGCAGAAACGCAACCGACTAAGGGCATTTTTGATATTGAAGTCCAAAGCGGGACTTCACTCCCGTTTCAAAAAGAGAATCGGGCTAATTTGGCAATGTCTCTGTTTGATAAAAAGGCAATAGATCAAGAGAGTTTGCTTGATACTTTGCAGTGGAAAGATAAAGATAAAATCATGACACGCATGGCGCAAGTGGCTGCTGCCGCTCCGCCTCAACCTCCTCCGGGGGCATAATATGAACGATTCGTTTTTTAATAGGCCACAAGGTAATCCGGCAGCGGTTGCTCGGGGAAACAATCCCGGCCAAGGCCAAGCCGGAAACGTTAACCCGCAACAGGAACAGGCTCGACGGCGTTTCGGAAAAATTCCGACAAACCCCGTACCTTTCCCGGGTCAAATGAACGGGAACATGCAGCATGTTCAGACAGGAAGACGGCCTCCCAATCCTGGCGAGCAGGTGAACACGCAAGCCCCGATTCCTGCCGGCCAAATGGCTTCCGCTCCATCGCAAGGCGCTGTTCCCGCTCAAACGCCGCAAGCTCAGCCTATGCTAATGCCGCAAGCGGGTGGTGGAAACCCTCAAATGGCAAGCCCTGGCGGGTTCGGTCAATTGTCGCCACAAGCTCAACAGGCGGCTTTACAACGTCAATTACAACAGCAACAAATGGCAGGGAGATAAACCTATGCCCCTCGAAAAAACGAGTACAACGCAAGACGATCCGGCGAACATTTTCAAGCAAAAATCGGATTATGATATTGATAATCAATTTTCCAATTTGCCGCAACAGGTAATTTCTGGCGCTGGAAAAAAAGTCGATAAGGAAGCGATAAAGCGTCGGTTAGCGGCGGAACAAGCGAAAGGTGGACAAAATGCCCCCTCCTGGCAATAGTAAATATCCCGGTGCGTCGGATATGCCGGAAATGAATGGGCCTTCTCCCGGTGGAACAGGTGGCCCTCAAGCTCCCGGTAGCAGTGCGCCCGCGGTTAATCCGGTTATAGGCGCTATACAAACAATAATGCAATGGGTAACGGCTCTTGAACAAAAACAAGACCCCAGCGCGGCAGCGATTAAACAGGCATTTGTCTCTTTTGTTCAGGCAATGCAAGCGGCTGGCGGCGGTGGCGCCCCCGGTGGTGGTCAACCTCCCCAACCTCCTGGCGGGCCTGCCGCTCCTCCGCCTCCCGGCGGATCGAAAGCAGTTCCTGTAGGGGCTGGTCCGGGTACAACGGCAATGAATGCGGGTGGCAGTCCGACTGCTCGCCCGATGTTATAGATTTTTAACGTAAAGGAGAATTATTATGGCAAACAATGGTGGCGGCGGGGTTTATTTCGCTGGTGAAGGTAATCAAGACCTTCTTTCCGACAGCTACAACACGACTCCGGCACAACCCGGAAGTCAAGGCGGCGGAAATAAGTTCGAATTTGCGGATGGTGGCAATGGCGACGATGTGAACACGACTATTGGTGTCGATCTTAATAAGATGGTTAACAGAGATCCCGTAAATCATGATTATTCCGGTCCCGGATTCACGCCAATTCACGATAACGAATGGACCGGAAACAACCTTTCAGGAGCAAAATAACCTTTTCACCAAAGGACAAGGAGTTTTATCATGGCTATTGGAGACGAAAACGCCGGTTACGAACAAGCGGCAAGCGATGGATTGGCCGATCCCTCTGTTAGTTCAGGGGAACAGCCGGCCAATTCGGATGCGGCAGGCACTCAACCGGACGCAAGTCAAGCGGCTTCTAACACCTCGACGTGGAATCCCGAAGAATGGGCGATTAACGTCAATGGTCAGAAGGTGCTACCAAAAAGTCGAGAAAATATATTGCAGTGGGCAAATCAGGGGTACGGATACTCTCAAAAAGCGGCGGAGTTGAATAAGCAGCGCCAAGAATTGGAAGCGCAAAAAGGACAATACGCGCAATACTCTCAACTTAACGAAGCTTTCGAGAAAAATCCGTCGTTTCGAAACAAAATAATCGAACTTTATCAACAATCACAGCAAGGAACGGCAACACCACAGCAACAGGCGCAAGTTGGACAGCTTCCTCCTGAAATTATGCAGAAATTACAGCGGGTTGACTCGCTGGAAAGCGAATTTCAGGCAATAAAGGAAGAAAAAGAGGACAAGCTTTTAGACCAGGAAATTCAGTCTTTACAATCGAAGTTCAAAGATGAACCCTGGAACGTTGATGCGGGTCAAGGGACACTTCTTTTTCAAGTTCTCAAAAAAGCTCAAGAAACGGGCCTTACAAACTTGGAAGATGTGTATAAAATGATTCGTTTCGACCATGTGCGGGCAAACACTGAAGCGGCAACGCGCAAGCAGTTGGCCGATCAGCAAGCCGAAAACGCTCGAAAGGGTGTTGTGGCAAGCCCAACAAGTCAAAAGCCTTCAGCTCCTCAATTTAATCCTAAAACGCCATGGAACAAGCTGAACGCTGCCGAAATGCTTGCAAGTGTGTCACAACAATAAGGAGTGTGAGCTATGGCAACGATAAACTACGGCGAAGTCGGGGCAATTACCCAAAAATACTTCGTCCCGAAACTTGTGGACAATATCTTTACAAGTAACGTGCTGCTTCAACGCGCACGTCAAAAGTGGATGGAAAAAATCGACGGCGGGACTCAGATCATTCAGCCGGTGGCCTATGCGACCACAACGGCGAGCGGATGGTATCAAGGTTCGGACACGCTAAATACGACTGCAAACGACCAGATCGACAACGCTATTTTTGATTGGGCATTCCTCTACGCAAATATTACGGTTGCGCGGACGGATGAACTCAAAAACAGTGGGCGAGAACAGATCGTTAATTTTGTAAAGTCGAAAGTTCAGCTTGCCGAAAAAACCATGGCGAACAATCTTGGAACTGCTCTCTATACCGGGACTTCGGCGGCCGTGCAAATCGTGGGATTACAGACCGCGGTTGGAACAGGTCGAACGTATGGGTCGATTGCCGATTCGACGTATACTTGGTGGGCTTCTCAGATCGATTCGACAACCACTGCGCTTTCAATTCCTGCGCTTCGTACATTGCTCGGCAAGTGTACGATCGGTTCCGATAAGCCCTCGGTAATCGTTACGACTCAGGCAATGTACGACGCTCTATACGGATTGCTTCAACCGCAACAGCGTTTTATGGACAGCGAGACTGCAAATGCAGGCTTCGTCAATCTCATGTTTGAAGGAAAGCCGTATGTCGTCGATAACCGATGTCCTACCGGTTATCTGTATGCAATCAACGAGGACTATATCCATCTTTTTGTTCACAAAGACGAGGATTTCCGGTTTGAACCGTTCATCAAACCTACAAACCAAAACGTAAGCTCGGCCAAAATCTATTGGGCGGGCGCGTTGGTTGTGGATAATCCGCGTATGATGGGAGCATTTACCGGTTTGGTTGCGTAAACGTAAAGTAAACAATTTTAGAAAGGGGCAATATCATGCCTGGAACGTTATATCAAAATCCGACTCTCTTTAACGAGTCGGTGTCGGCGGTTACTGCAAGCAACACGGTTGCGCTCGGAGCGCAGCGGTGGGAGGGCGGAAACCAGTATGTGTACGGGTATCTCGATTCGTCAACCCCCGCCTCGGCGGTTCCTGGAAACGCCTTGAATATCCTTTCGGGTGGATCGGGTTATACCTGGACAACCTCAATGGCGATAGGTGACTTTGCTATTGGAGTTGTGCAGAACACCACGATTACAACGGGTACCTACGGATGGCTTTTACAGAACGGGAAAGGGTATGGACAAGCTTCTACCATTTCCGCTGTTGCTCAAGCTCAGTTGCTTGGCGTTACCGCGTCGATGACCTTCGGGGCCTTTATAAATCAGGCTTCGGGTACAACTGGGGGCGCTCCGCAGTGTGTGGTCGGTAGGGCGATTTTGTCGGCAACTACAGGATCAAGCTTTCTTGCGAATTTCTTTTTCCCGAACGGCTAATTAAAAAGCCCGGTAGGGGTGGTTGTCCTCCTTTGGTGAAGGACGGCCGCCCCGAAAGGCATATTATTCACTATCCCATTTTTTTACCAAAGGAGAATAGGGACCATGGCAGAAGAAACGAATGCAGCAAATACGGTGGGTGACGGATCGGTTCAGGTAATCAATCCGGTTGTTCTTGCGTTACAGAATGAAAATGCAGCGCTCAAAGCTCAATTAGATTTGTCGATTACTCGCGCTGATCTCATGTATCAACCGTACATTGATCCGCCTCAAAGCAAAGAAGTGCTTTATGCACAAGCGTGTTCGGGCGACACGGTTACGGTTAAATCGTTCAAACCTCAATGGCTCGATCATTGGAAAAAGAACGGCGCAAAGTATGATTTTAAAGCCAATTCTGTAATGAATGACTTCGGAAAATTTGCGTTTAAGCCGGTAATTTGTGCAGGCTCCGGGCCTTCATTAAAGGTCAATGCGTATAACCTTAAGATTCGTGATGGCATTGGGCTTGTCGCGTGTCTGCATTCGCTTGGATTTCTTGAAGACCTTGGATGTCCTGCTGATTATTATTTAACCCTGGATAGCCAAGATATAACCATTGGCGAAATGTCGCAAGGGGGAACAAAAGACGAGCAGTATTATTGGGATTTAACTAAGGACCGAACACTCGTCGCTTGCGCGGTTGCAAATCCTAAGCTTATTGAAAAATGGCAAGGGAAAATCTTGTGGTATAATACCATAGTTCCCGATATGGAGTATCAAGCCGAAGTTGATAAAACGGGTTTTAATCTGTATTTTAACCTTGGCGGCAATGCTCTGGGGGCTTGTTATTATTTTGCACGCGCAATCCTTGGGGCGTGTCCGATTGCTTTGGTTGGCGCGGATTTCTGTTTTTCTAACAAAAGGAAATTTCACGCTTGGAACAGTCCATACGATCAGCAATTCGCCGGGCTGGAAATGGCTAACGATGTTTTCGGTAATCGGGTCTATACCTGGCGGTCGTATTTCAATTTTGCAAAGTGGTTTGAATTCATTTCGCTTGGCGGCGGTGGGGATAATCCGCACTTGTTCTATAATTGTACCGAGGGCGGAATTCTCGGCGCTTATCCGGGCGGAAATGTAAAATCAATTATTCAAATGCCGCTCAATGCCTTTATTCATTCGTTTAATCAACATAAAATGATGAAAGGGCTTTATGAAAGCGGATCAAAAACTCTGTTGTTTTAAAGGAGATTAATCATGGCGACAACCTTTTCTGCCATAACCGGTATACCCCGGCCTTCGGTCTGGGGCAATCACCGAATGGATTTCGGAACAATCAATCTTTCGGGAACGGCCGATACGACGAAATGCAACCTCAATTATGTTTTTGGAGCAATGCTTTCCAATCAGTCGGTCACGAGTGGTTTTAGGTATAGTGTGGCCTGTGGTGTTATCAGCATTATATCCGGTACAACCGGAGACGCTTACAACTGCCTCGTTTGGGGCAAATAAGGGGGCGATATGGCTTACGGTTTATACGGCAACCAGGCAATCGCATTGCCCATGGTAAGCGGTCAAAGCGTTACGTCGTACTGTAAAATTACGGGAGCAAATCAAGTGTGGATTGAGCTTCCAACATTTGCGGCCGGGATGGGAACGGCAAGTTTAAATGTTTACATTCAGGCAAGCCGGACCGCGATAACGTCAACGTTTCGACGGATTTCGGTAATGGGTAATTATTCCGGCGCAACAGGTATTTATAATTGGGAAATCCCCGCTGGTGTTGGCGGATTCATGGTTCAAGCTCCCGTTAATTTAACTTGGAATTATATCCAACTCGAATTTAATGGAGTGGCGACGGCGGCCGGATATACTCCGGTAGTACATGTTCATCAATAATTTTTCACCAAAACCAAAGGAGATCGGTCATGCTTAAATCAAAGGTTTGGAATCGGGGAGAATCCGATTACACGGAAAAGTTTAAAGATAAAGAAATCACGGTTCCGGCAGGTGGATTTATCATAATGAACACATACGATGCCGCCGAGTTTAACGGGCAATATCCAGGGAAAGGCGTTATAAAAATGCTTCGAGTCGAGGATATTCCAGGCAATGAAGACGGAAAGCCCCACATCTGTAATATGTGCGCGGAAAGTTTTGCGTCCGATGAATTGCTCGTTAAGCATTTAAGGACACATAAGCCCATGGAAGACAATGCTCAAGAGCCGGAAGACTCGGAATCGCTTAAGGCCCGCATAGCGGAACTCGAAGCGCAATTAATTAAAAGTAAACCCGGTCCTAAACCGAAAAAGGACTTGACACATGACACCGGCACAAATACTCGCAACGGTTAGGGCGCAATTTAATGAGCCAACGGAAAACTTTTGTACGAACGCTGAAATATACCAATATCTTTGGGAAGCCGAATGTAATATAAATAATATTGTTGAATGCGCCGAATCGACAGACAATACTTTAAGCACGGTTCCCGGTACTGCCGAGTATGCGCTTCCGGCTGAATTGTTATATGTAAAGCGTGTACTGTGGAATTATGTTCGCTTGAAAAAGATTGACTTTAGGGAATTAGAAAATCAAGAAGGTCAATCTTATGGAAAGCCCATTGCTCAGGCCCAACCGTATGCGTATTATTTATATGGCGCGAACATCGGATTTTATCCTACTCCAAACCTAAGCGGGCCGGTGGCTTTATGGGGAATACAACAGCCGGTCTTGTGCAATTCCTCATCGACGGCCTTTACGGTTCCGCAATTGTTTCATCAATTGTTTCCTGATTATTGCTTATATCGGATGTTTTCCAAAGACCAGGAAGATAGCCGGGCGGCATTTTATAAGGGAAAATTTGACGAAAACATGCAAGCGGCCATAAGGTCGTGGAACGTTTCGAAATCGTCGGATAGAATTTATATGGTCAAGGATTCGGATAGGTTTCCTGCGGTTTACCCTGGAATGGTGTAAAAGTGAAGTATCAAGCTGAAATAGCGGTATTTGACGGCGGTCTTAACACCAAGGCCGCGCCGAATACGTTATCTATAAATCAGTCACCAAGCCTTTTGAATGTGTCCTTCGACAACTTTGGGGCTGTAGGTACTCGCGGGGGGCAATTAACTCCATATGCGCCGATAGCAAGCGCAACCATTGACGGTTTGGCCGCTCTTAGGCTAAACAATTCCACTTCTTTTCTTGTTGCAATGTGTAATTCGACGCTTTGGTACGCTGCGGGGGCTTCTTTCGTTCCGGTTACGGGTTCAACCGGGATTTATACGGCGGGTGTCGATGTTTGCTTCTTGGTAAATCAAAACCGGCTGATGATGACTAACGGATTCGCACAACCGTATAAATGGGATGGCACTTATTTTACTAAATTTGGGGTAAGCGCTCCGGTTGTCGTGGTTTCGGCGGTATGTGCCGGTACTGGACTTCTCAACGGTACGTATCAATATCTTTTAACCGGTGTAAATTCCGCTCAAGTTGAAAGTAATGTCGGGCCGGTTAATTCCGGGTTGGCAATTGTGAGCGGAGAAGTGAATATTTCAGGAATTCCCATTTATCCGGCAAGCGCTGGTGTGGTCGGCATTAATATTTATCGCAACACGGCGGGTGTGGTCGGTACTTTTTTACTTGTTACTCAGGTTGTGAATGGTCAAACGGCAGTCGTGGACAACAATCCCGATGCTTCCCTTGTGACTTTTTCACCTACAGACAACGGAACGATGCCGCCATGCAAATTTACCTGTCAATACCAAGGACGGGTATTCGCGGCCGGAAATCCTGCGGCCCCAATGACGGTTTATTTCAGCAATCCTGAAGATGGAGAATGGTTCCCGGCGCTTAATTTTCTAAACATAAGCGATGGTGACGGATATCCGATAAGCGGAATTGCATTACTCGGAAATTCGATTATTATTCACAAAAATGACGGCAACGGTAATGGGTCAATATGGCTGCTATATATTCCCGATTCAACTGGCGCGAGTGGCGCGGACAATTGGTATTTAATTAAAGCGGCTTCCGCCTATGGCGGGCAAAGCAATAAGGCGATTGTTCCCTATAATAATTTGCAAACCTTTCTCAATTCAAAGGGGTTATTCGCATTATCGGGAAATAATTTAGCAATTTCCGCCGCTGATGCTCAAGTCGGTAGTTTTAAAAGCGATTCGAAGTCGTTTAATATTGAACCAAACATTTTCGCAATGAATAATCCGCTTGTTTCCGGCTCGGCAGGGTGTTTACATAATAATAGGCTTTGGTTTTCAGTTCCTTCGTCGGGATCAAGCGCGAATAATGACCAAATAATGCTTTATGATTATCAACGGGTAAGCAATCCCGATACGAATACGGGGGCATGGTCGCTATTTAGTGGGCATAATATACAGAATTTCGCCGATTATGCGGGAAATCTGTATGGCGGGTCGTCGATAGCGAATGGGTTAGTCTATCAATTGGATTCTGGCGTGAGTGATTCGGGCAATCCAATAGATTCTTATTTTGTGACGGCCGGAATTAATGGATTGCCCGAACATAAGGACCATACAAAGGTTTGGCGGTGGCTTTATGTCTGGTATTATTGCGAAGGTAATTGGAATGTAACTATTTCCTGGCTTTTGGATTATGGAACGACCTATAGTACGCCGGTTACGCTCAATTTAACTCCTGGCGGGTCACTTTGGGGTTTTGCAATGTTCAACGTAAGCAATTGGGGCGGCGGGCAAGCTAATAATAAGGCAAAAATTGGGCTTTTGGGAAATGAAAGCAGGGATATTCAATTTAAGTTTGAAATTAATGCGGCAAATCAATACTGGAAGATAAATAAAATTCAGGTTGTTTATAATTTAAGGTCATTGAGGTAATAATTATGGCTGATGCAACGAGTTCGGCGATAAGTCCCACGGTACAAAGTACAAGTAATTACGCTCCAGCGACCAGTAACGGGCAAAACGCTTATGACTTACAGCGGCAACAGGTGCAGTCGCAAGCGGAACAGCAAAAAGCGGCGCAACAGGCGGCGCTTAAGCGGAGGCTTGCGGCTCAAGGGCTTTCCGATAGCGGCGTAAATGTGGCGGCGGCCAATACCGTAGATCAGAACGTCGCATCGACTGAGGGCGCGGCGCTTTCTTCTATTGATACACAACAGTTGGCGGCGGCTCAAGCGGCGGATACGGCGGCGCAACAATACGCATATAATACCGGGCTTCAAAGCCAAAGTATTGCTGGAAGTTTGGCTAATACGACATTACAGGGTTCGAATCAAATGAATGTTCAGGGACTGGTTAATACTGGTTCTTTGCTGGATATTGGAGCACAAGGAACAAATCAAATTCAGGCAATTAATGCTCAAGGACAAGTTCAATCCGGGCTTAATTTGCAACAATATGGATTTACTACCCAAGAAGCGTCCGCGGCGGCTACCTACGCTCAACAGTTACAAGCGCAAGTAACGGCAGGACAACTTTCCATAGCTTCGGCCAACGCGGAGTATCAACAACAATTGGCTTCATTGCAAGCAGGCTTTACATCCTCTCAGATTGGACAGCAGGGAGTTATTCAGGCAAGCGCTGCCGCCGCTCAATACGGATATAATACCGGGTTACAAGCGCAACAGGGTCAAATTAACCAATCTCAAGGTTCGGCCAACGCTGCTTATGC